CATAACGGTTTTTACCAGGGTCTCGATAAGACCAGCGGACTGGTTAATAGCCTGGTGGGTAACAGGGATAGCGATACCGATACGTTCGGGGGTAGCGGTAAGCTTGGACAGGTTAATTTTGCTGTCAGAAAGGGCTACACCCTCGCCAGCGATACTGGCTTCGGCCATATCGTAGATAGGCCAAACGAAGTCGCCGACCAGACCGGTAGGCATAGGCAGGCCCACTTTGTCCAGGATAAAGCCCTCTTGCAAAGGCTTAATGAAGTCCTGCACGTTAAGCGGGATAATGCCGCCACTGGCAGCGTCGGACACCATAATACCGTTAAATTCCCTTTCGTGGATAAGGGTAATTTCGGTCTGGCGGCCGTTCTTCACGTTCTCGCGGATCAGCTTTTCTGCGTCAGCCACGGCGTTGGGGTTCTCGCGCAGGTGTTCGGCAGTTGCCGCCTGCATACGCATAGTAAGCAGCTGGTTCTCACGTGCCAGGGCTTCAAACTCTTTGGTTTCGGCCTCTGTGCGTTCGCGCTGCTCTTTCTCGCACGTATCAGCAATAGCGTTGATACGCTCGCAGTTCGCCTGGTATTTCTCTACCAGTTCACGGACGTTGATAGTGTTTTTCTTCATCGCTGAAAAACTTTTGAGGTTAAACAAAAAACTTAGTATTAGCAGCGTTTCGCATTTCGCGCAGCTGCGCTCTTACTTTCTCTTTATCTACTTCCGGGGCTGCCGGTGCTTCCGGCTTAGCTGCTTCGCGCAGTTCGGCCGCAAATTCGCGGGCTTCTACGGAAGTATCCGGGTATGCAGGATCGGCGGCCAGGGTAAAGTCGTACACGCCGGTAACCGCCTTAACGGTGTAGGTTACATAGGCGCGGCCGTCGCGCACTTCGACAGTGCGGCTTACAAAGGCTTCGTCCCAGTAGTGGGTCGTAAACGCGAAGCTGCACCCGGCCAGGTCGCCACGGCGTACCAGTTCCAGGGCTTTGTCGCCGTCCACGGTGTTAGGGGCTTCAAATTCGAAGCTAACGCCGTCTTCGTCCACTTCGTAGGACAGAGTGCCGCTTCCGTTCTTAGACCGGGCCAGAATAAGCTGCCGGTCGTGGAACATAGTAAATTTAATATCGCAGCCGTCCAGCAGTTCTTTGGTAATGGCAGACGGCGCGATAATTTCACGCGCTTCTTCGTCTTCGTCCGACCACAGGGGCGCAGACGGCGTGTTAAACAGGATCGCACGGCCCGCGATAATACGGCTGGGTGCTTCGCCCTCGCCGGCTTCGCGTACGTGCAGGCCAGCACAGGTAACGACGACTTCGCGCCGCACCAGGTCGTTTTTATTCCTCTTTTCCATTTTCGGTAGTGGTTGCAGCCGGGGCCGGGGCCGCCAGCTCGTTAATGCCTTTTAGGTTAGCAGACACCAGCACGGTGTCGCCGCCCTGTACAGCGGGTTTGTTTTCTTCTTTGCGCCACTCGTTTACAGTGTAAAGACCGGCGGCTATAGTGTCCGTCTGGTACTTTACGCGGCTTTCCAGGTCGCAGGCGTACAGGCCGCGCCGGTCGAACTGGATTTTACGCCTGCCATACTGGCCAGCACTAAACAGCTTTCTTTGCAGTTCGCTTTCGATCTTCCGCAGCAGCGGGTTAAGCGTGTTGGACAGGAAAGCTACGTTAGCCATTTCGGCCGATTTGTAGTTATTACTGGTGTCGTCGAAGACAAAGGACGGGTGTACGCCGAAGAACCGGCAAATATCGCGTACGGTAAACTTGCGGCTTTCCAAAAACTGCATATCCGTACTGCTTAGCGAAATTTGCTTAAAGTCTACCTGGCCAGGCAGGCTTACGATCCTTTCGCCGTGTCTAAAGCGGTCGTCGATATTTTCGGCCGTCTTTTCCAGTTCCTTATCCTGGTATTCGCCGAAGCCGCGCACGCTGGTATCGTTAGACACGATCCCGCGCACGTTACCACCGTTCTTAAAGCGGTCGTAGGTTTCAGCGTCGCCGACGGCGGCTATATCCAGGGTAAGCCGGGCAAAGGTAAGGACGGACACGCCGGTTTTAGGGTCGCCCACGGACAGGCCCTTAATGTGTATAATTTCGTCTTCGCTGTAACGCCCATAGATGCCGTTTGCAGTGTCGCAAACGTCGTAGGTGTCGTTTACGGTGTCGTGGCTCACGGTACCACGCCCGCACAGGGCCAGCCGGTCGAAGTCCATAGTAACCGGGCTATAAAGCGGCACGATATAGGCGTTTCCGTCCAGCAGTACGTTTTGTACTACCTGCACCCAAAAATCGAAAGCGTTTATAGCATAATCCGGCTGGACGTTCAGCAGGTAAGACAGGCGGCTGTCCAGGTCTTCTACAAAGATGCCGCCTTTCTGGCGCATATACTGCACGTTAAGGTTAGCGACACTTTCGGACAGCAGCTTTACGCACCGGTACACGGTAGCCACGCACAGCGCAGCATAGCCGGTATAGGCTGGCCAGATCGTGCCGCCCAGACGTGGCGACACCGCGCCACCGTTAGCCCCTTGCTGGCTTTCAGCGGGGGCCACGGCTTCGCGCTTTTTGAAGTAGTCCAGTATGTACCCAAAAAATCCCATTTGCGTAGATGCTTCTACTATAATGGGAAAAAGGGCGCATTTTGGCACCCAAAAATTTGGTGTAAATAGTTGTGTTTGGGTAAGTTGTGGTAAAGTACGGTAATATAGGGCGCAAAAAAGTTAAAAAATTTTGCCGGGCCAGAATTTCGCCCTATTTTTGTAGTCGAAATATCGCGGGTTAGAGCAGTCCGGTAGCTCGTTTGGCTCATAACCAAAAGGTCGCAGGTTCAATTCCTGCACCCGCTACAAAGGGGTATTACTCATAGGCACCCTTACGACCGGCTGGATTAGCGGCTTTACGCTATTCTGGCCGGCCGGCTTTTTATCGTCTGGCCAGGTAGGCTTCCAGGCTAACCGGCGCGTCGCAGATCATAAGCGTACTGCCGTCCATTTGCAGGTCGTGGCCGATGCTTTCGCGCAGTCGCGTAAAGTCGTCGATCGTTTCCAGGTTAATTACGACCGCCCGCTTTTCCATACTGGCCCAGCTGTCGCGGTACGGTGCCAGCTGCTGGCCGTAGACGGCCGCCACGTCCAGGTATTTGCGGCTGTAAACACAGAACTGCATAGGCTTACCGTTCGTAGTCAATAAACAGGCGCAGGGACATAAGGGCCGTAATAACGCCGTCGATCTTAGCCGTAGCCTTGCGCTTTATCGGCTTGCAGTTTTCCAGCTTATCCGTGTCCAGCACGGCGTTACCGAAGCAGTAAGCGTTAATCGGGTTATCGTTAATAAAGACGTGGCCGGTTTTCGCGCCGTGTTCGAAGCTTTCCACCGGGGCCGTAAAGTTACCGTACGTCTGGCGCACGCCCTTTATAACGTTACCGGCACCGCTGGCCGACAGCATATTTATAACTTCTTGCGACTTCCAGGGATCGTAGCCGATACCCAGTATACGGACTATGCCGTTAAGGTACAGTATGTAGTCCACGATCGCGCGGTAGTCGATAACGTCGCCGTGGGTAAGATGCAGGTAGCCTTTGTCGGCCCAGGTACGGTACAGCTTTTCGTTAGGGTGTCCGGGCAGCGCGCCGTCTGGAAAGAAGTACGCGGTATGGAAGTAAAAGGACTTTTGGCCCGCGTCGTACAGGCCCATAGTAACCGCGCTAAAGTCGTCGCTTTCCGACAGGTCTATAGCTACCATAGCGTCCGGCCGGCCCTTAATAGCGTCCAGTGGCATAGGCTTGGAAATGCTGCGCGCCAGGGTGCTGCTTATCCAGCTGCGTTGTTCGTTTTCGGCGTACACGTTCAGCAGCTTAGTACGGAAAGCCAGCATAGCTTCCGAACCGTTACGGCGGGCTTTGGTGTATTCCGATCTGTAGAAGTCCATAGACACCGTTACGCCCAGGTGCGGGTGTACCTTGCGCCAGGTGTCTTCGCTGTCTTCCGGGTCGTCCATATCCGGTTCGAATATGTGAGCAAAAACGCTGTCGTCTTCGTATTCGCCCAGCAGCAGGGCTTTGTAGCCTTGCAGCATTTCGTAAAAGGGGCCGTCGAAAACGTCCGAAGCCGTGGTAATAATAACCGTAAGCGGGTTTTCGCGCACGCCCATAGACGTAGTAAGGACGGTAAGCAGGTCGCTGTCCGTGGCCTGGCTAAATTCGTCCATAATAACCGTACTGGCGTTAAGGCCGTCTTTGGTGCGGGCGTTCGCGGTAAGACACTGGCAGAAAGCCTGCCGGTCGCTGCGCTTCGACTTTATGCTTTCTTCGTTAATCCGGTACCGGCGTTCCAGCGGGTCTAACTTCCGCACGCAGCCGCGTATTACGTCGAAGCACTTTTTAGCCTGGTCGTTACTGTTAGCACCGGTGTAGCACTCTGCGTTAGCGTCGCCGTACAGCAGATCGAAGACAGCCAGCGACGCGCTGCTGGTAGTCTTACTGTACTTTCTGGGCACATACAGCAGCACTTCGCGCACGACGCGCCGGCCGTCCTGCCAGAATGCAAAGATATGTGCAAACTGGAAAGCCTGCACCGGCGTAAGGCGGTACGTCTGTAGCCCGGCTTTGCCAGGAAAGTACAGGCTTTCGTACAGGGTAAAGAACCGCTGGACTTCCGTAACGTTCACGCCGTACCGGCGGCAGAAACCAAAGAAGCGCAGCACGGCCAGCTGTTCGTACAGGTTGTGGCCGTCCGGGTTAGTGGCCACTTCGCGCACGTAGTCTTCTATACGTGCGTCCACTTCGCCCAGGCGGTAGTCGGCTATACGGACAGCAGCCAGTGCAGCGGTAACGTCCGCTTTGGCCTGCCGCAGTCTATCTTTGTCGTCTTCTGTCATTATTCAGCATCTACCGGCTTTACTACTACCGGCTTCTTTTTGCCGGCCTTTACTACTTTCTTCGTTAGGTCTACCAGCGGGTCTGTTTCGTCCGTGCCGGCCAGCAGTTCCGTGGTCAGTCCTAAAATTTTCATTTGGCGCGTTATACTATCCTGCGCGTCTTTCTGGACTTTAAAGGCCGGGTGCGGTGCCAGCTTCCAGCCGTACCGGGTTTCTTCGGTAACCGTTACTTCGGTTAGTCCGTCGATCTGGGCGTTAGCCAGGTCTAAGGTTCGCAGCGCAGTGGCCAGGTTCTGCACCTGCATATCTACGCCCTTACTGTAAGTGCCGGCCGCCTTTAGGGCCTTAACTATCTGTTTCCGGTAGTCGTCTACCGATTTTACGTTTTCTGCCATAAAAACTGTGTTTTAGTAAAATTTATAGGCGTTTTTATCAATTTTTTACAATTTTTGGAAATAAACCGGCGGTTTTCGTCAATTTTGGGCCAAAGTTCCGGAAACCCGAAAATCCAGAAAATCCCGCACAAGAT